TCATGCACAAGGCCATCGTCTTCACGCACGGCAAGGTCGCCGACCTCGCCCACGCCTACAAGTACGAGCCCGTCGTCGTGTTCGACCTGTCAAGGACGCAGGCCGACAAGCTCGACGCCGTCTACATGGCCATCGAGAACTTCAAGAACGGCCGCATCTTTTCGCCGAAGTACGACTCTCACAACAAGGTCTTCGCTTCTACGCACGTCGTCGTGTTCGCCAACTACCCTCCCGACCGCTCCAAGCTTTCGGAGGACCGCTGGAAGGTCGTAGAGCTAGAGTAGAACTGCCCAGCTTGGTGACTCCAAGCTGGATCGCGTGAGCCAAGGGGTGGGGTGAAGTATTACCCCCACCTTGGCTCATGGCTCATGAGCCTATTTAAGCCAATAAACTTGTTTCTCTTTCCCCAAGCTCGTCATGGCACGGGCCCGACGTTCATCCCGTTGGGTTTCTCGCAAAAAGGCACGCACCACCCGCAGGCGCTGGAAGCCTTCGTACCGTAGGCGGTACAAGAAGGGTGGTAGCAGGTTTGCCAAAGCAGTAAAGGCAGTCATTCTTAAGACAGCCGAGAAGAAATACAGGCTTGCAGAGACTGTTTTCAACTCCACTTACGATGTCGCCTATGGCGGCTACCCCCTCAATCACAACAGCATGGTGCAAGGTTTCCTTGCGAACAACACCGCCCCCACCACCGCCCACATCACCAACATTCCTCAGGGCAATAGGGACAACGAGCGCAACGGCGACGAGATCTATGCCAAAGGCATCATGCTTCGTGGCACCATTACGCTCCCAGCCGACCGCAAGAACGCGAAGTTCAAGCTTTTCCTAGTCGAGCACAACACCACTCAGGGCAACCTCACTTCCTTCACTGATGTGTTCCATAGTGTAACAGGCTATGCCTATATCGATCCTGTGCAGACCGATCGTTGGACTCTCAAGCCCCTTGGCACGTATGCGTACAGGGGCAGGGACACCGATTCCAGCCTTCTTGAAGGCCAGCGCGGTTCCATCATCATCAAGAAATGGATTCCGTGGCAGCGCAAGCTGCGCTATCTCAACGACGGCACCACTGCCGTCTCGCAGGGCATGAAGGAGCAGCTCAGCCTGCTGTGCGTCTCCTTCGACAACACCTCCACCTTGGACACCTCTACCATCGGATACATCAGGATGGCTGCAACCCTCCATTACGGGGACCCGTAACTCTTTTCCAACCAACAACGCCCTCCGTACGGTGTTTAGTCACTCGGATAGGCAGCCGCGTTGCCGCCCTAGGGGTTTTCTTTGGGGGCAGCATTGTAATAAACACAAAAAACTCATTTCCCAAAAACCCGCAAAAACCGAACCAGCGGGGCGGCTCACAAAACTCCACCGGAGTTAAATTGACTTTTGAGATACGTCTCATTTCCGGTGTATAAAAGGAAAAGCTCCAGACCACGAACTCCACACACAATTGACACCACACCCGTCATGCCCCCGAGCAGGACCAACCAGCAGACCAACTGGGCCTTCACGTCGTTCGCCGACGAGGCCCCCGCCTTCCTCCCCGAGATGCGCTACCTCATCACGGGGCGGGAGACCAGCCCCACCACCGGGCGCAAGCACTGGCAGTGCTACACGCAGCTCAAGAAGAAGATCCGCTTCGAGCGCCTCCGCGTCCTCCTCGGCGACTGCCACCTCGAGGCCTGCCGCGGCTCCCCCCAGCAGAACATCGAGTACTGCAAGAAGGACGGCGACTTCATGGAGCACGGTGACCGCCCCGTCAACAAGGGCGAGAGGAACGACCTCACCGCCACCGTCAAGGCGCTGCAGGACGGCGCCTCCTTCGACGAGCTCCTCCTGGACCCCGAGCACTCCGAGGTAATTGCCCGTCACATGCAGTACTTCCAGAAGGTCGTCAACAACCTCCGCTCCACCGCAGGACATGCTAACCTCGTGGCCAAGTTCGCCAACGTGGCTCTTCGCGACTGGCAGCGCGACCTCGACGCCATCGTCGCCGGTCCCGTCCACGACCGCCTGGTCTACTGGTACTTCTCCTACGCGGGCGGACTCGGCAAGTCTTTCATGGCCGACTATCTGATCGTCATGCACAAGGCCATCGTCTTCACGCACGGCAAGGTCGCCGACCTCGCCCACGCCTACAAGTACGAGCCCGTCGTCGTGTTCGACCTGTCAAGGACGCAGGCCGACAAGCTCGACGCCGT